CTTATGATGTCAAAAAAATTATTGGTAAACAAAAAACACATGAAAATAAAAGATTATTAAAATCAAAAGCACATCAAAATAAATTAGATATGGAATTAAATAATATTTTAACAAATACTGATAAATTATGATTTAAAAAATGATATTTATTTTTTTAAAATCATTTAAAATGTTAAACTATATAATATATAATAATCTCTTTAAAAAACATTTATATAGTAAAAAAATGTTAATTAATTGTAAGAGTAATAATTTAACTGAAAAAATGAAAAACTTAAATAGTAAAATTATTTTTAAAAATAATGATGATTATTATAATGATAATACAAGAAATTTAGACAATTTATTATATAAATATATTAATTATGATATCACCTTAGATATAAATGATTATAATTTTTTAAATAAAGAACATATAAATAATGAATTTATTACAAATAGAGTTAAATTATTGAAACATAACAAAATTTTATTAGAAAAATTAATAAAATTTCCATATATTGAACAATGTACTGATAAATGGTATGAAATTAGAAAAACATGTCTTACTGCTAGTGATTTAGGTGAAGCATTATCAAAAAATAATAATTTATTGGCGAAAAAAAAAGCAGGTGTTTATATTGATAATACAAATTTTCAGAGTATTGCACCTTTAAAATGGGGAAATATGTTTGAAGATATGGCAATTAGATGTTATAAACAGATTAATAATAATATTCCAGTACATATATTTGGTATTATTCAAAATAAAAATATTGAACACTTTGGAGCTTCTCCAGATGGTATTACAGATTTAGGAATAATGGTTGAAATAAAATGTCCATTTTCAAGACAAATTAAAAAAGATGTTATTCCTGANAAATATTATTATCAAATGCAAGGACAATTAGCAGTTTGTAATTTGACTGAATGTGATTATGTTGAATGTNAATTTAAAATATTTGATGATGATAATCAATATTATGATTTTATTAAAGAAAAAAAATATGATAACAAAAATTTTGGTATAATTGCTGAATATTATGATAATTCTATACAAAAATACTTTTATTTATATAGTAATGAATATTTAAATAAAGAAGATTGTATTATAGATATTGAAAATCAAATTAAAAATACAACTAATTCTAATTTACAATTTATTAAATTAAGTAGATGGGTATTAAATGATATATATATACAAAAAGTTGAATTTAATAAAGAGTTATGGGAAACAATACCTTTTAAAATTAATGAATTTTGGGAAAAAGTAGAAAAATTTAAAGATTTACCTATTGAATATAAAGAAACTAAAAAAAAAATAAAATTTATCGCAGATTCATAAAATTGTTATTCCCTTTAAAATGTTCTATATCTTTTTTATACTTACATAAATTCAAATAATATAATAATAATATAATCATAATTAATATCAATAACATATTAATTTTGCCCATTTTATATACTTAATAAAATATAATATTTTAATTATTTGTACTTGAAGATACAAGATCTTCTTCTGGTATCCCTAAATTTACTGCAGCTAATAATAATTTATCAAATTGATATTTATAATTTTCCAATGTTTTGTTTTCTTTATCAAATAATTGATTATTAACACCCTTATCTGTATTATTTAATCTATTATATACTTCTCTTTGTAATGAAGCTCTTTCTAGTAATTCTTGTGTTTTTCTTGTAATTGTATCAATTTTAATATTAAGATCTTCTATTTTTTTTTCTGTATTTTGTTCATATACTTGTAAATTTTTATTATTATTTGTCATAGTGCCTATATTATCTGTTAATTCTTTTGATAATTCTGTATATTTATCTGAAAATTTTGTATTTAAATCTTTATAATTCTGATAATCCATTTTTAATTCACTAATTATTTTACTATTATCATTTATTTTTGTATCCATATTATTTCTATCTGTTTTAATTTTTTCTATTTCAAACTTGACTTTATTTATATCTTCAATTCTTTTGTTATTATTATCTTGAGATATTTTATCCATATTATTACTATATTTAAAACTAGTATCTATCCATTTAATATAATCATTTAAATATAATAATTTTGAATTATCATTATAATCTTTTATATATAAATCAGTGACATTTAATTTATTACTATATACATTATCATTTTTAATATATAGCGGAGAATTATAATTCTCATCACCGCCTAAATATATTTCATTGTTTTTAAATTTTGTCATTATTTGATTTTTATCATTTTTAATTTTCATATTATTTGTTTTAATATTATATTCATTATCATTGTCATATTTCATTTCAACACAGTCTTTGTCTTTATTACATAATACTAATGTATCTACTGGATTCTTACTTTCTTCAACAAATTTACCAAATATTGATTCATAATCTGTAAATTTTTTAGTTGTATTATCTATATTATCTTTATTTTTATCTATATCTTTTAGTAAATTCGAAAAACGATTATATGTTTCTTCTTTATATTTAATCATATCATAAACATCATTTTGTAATTGTTCAATATTTGTTTTTATACTTGATATGTCTTTTGTTACATCATTATAATTTTGAAAAGTTTCATTTGTACATTTATATTTATATATAATTATAAATAATATAATTAATATTGATGATATTATTAGTATATTTTCTAAATAATACATATAATTATTCTTTACTAATAAATAATATTATTTTCTTTACTGAATTTCAATAATTTTTAAATCTGTTCTCTTTATATTATTACCACCTTTACTACCTTCAAACTGATTACCTTGTTCTGCATCATCTCTTATTTCATCATCTTTATCTTCATCATCATCCTCTTCCTCTTCCTCTTCCTCTTCCTCATCTCCTTCCTCTTCTTCCTCTTCTTCCTCTTCTTCCTCTTCTTCCTCTTCTTCCTCTTCTTCCTCTTCTTCCTCTTCTTCCTCTTCTTCCTCTTCTTCTTCCTCCTCTTCTGAATTTGGCACTGATACTGGTTCTTCCTCTAGTGATCCCTCTAGTGCTTCCTCTGGTTCTCCCACTGGTTCTTCTTGTGATTTTACATAAAATTTTTTAATGCGTTCAAACATATTAGATACATTAGATACATTAGATTGAATATCCGCACCACCTGTCATTTGATCATTATTTATATTATTTTCAAATGTAATCATATCAATATCTATATTTGTTTCATTATCAATATAATTTAAACCATCTGTATTTAATCTCATTTGTAATCCCATTGTTTCAAGTTCTTGTACGAGTAATTTAAAACAATATGGTGTATTAACTTCGACAATGTTTTTATTATTATTACAATTTTTACATTCTAATATATAATTATTTTTATTTGGATTATATATTGCTAAAGTACCACAATTTTGACATATCGGCCATTTATAATTATCAGATCTAATNGTCATACTTTCTCTCATAAATTTACTAATACCATGACTTAAAACACTATCTCTTTCCATTTCTCCTATNCGCAATCCACCACCCTTGCGTCTTCCCGCNGTAGGTTGTCTAGTTAATGAAACTTTAGGACCAATATCTCTAGCATGCATTTTTTCAGCAACCATATGTTTTAATCTAAAATAAAAAGTAGGTCCTATAAATATCTGTGTATCAAGTTGTTTTCCAGTAAAACCATTATATAATATTTCATCACCATGTTTATCAAAACCCAAATCTTCTAAATTATTATATATCAATTTTTCTTCAAATGGTAAAAATACTGTACCATCTCCTAAATTACCATTAATACATGATAATTTAGCAAAAGCACATTCAACTAAATGCCCAATTGTCATACGAGATGGAATAGCATGTGGATTAATTATAATATCGGGTCTAATACCATGTTTAGTGAATGGCATATTTTCTTCTGGTAATATCATTCCAATAACTCCTTTTTGTCCATGTCTAGAAGCATGTTTGTCACCAAATTCAGGTCTTTTAATTTTTAAAAATCTAACTTTACAAATTTTAGTATCTTCATCATTTATTTTATTACCAATAAATACTTTATCTACTTTACCAAATAATGAATTATCAGTTGTAACAGAACAATCGGTATATATTATTTCTTTAACTAATTCTGTAAAAACCCCTTTTTTAATTTGTTTATAAACATATTTTTCGCTTAACATTCCAACAACAACTACTTTTTGTCCTTTTGGTATATAAACCCCTTCAGATATAAAACCATCTTCATTTATATAATTATAATTTGCAGATTTCATATTATTAATTTTGTAACCTTTTTGTTGATATATAATTGGATTTGCAAATATTATTTTTTCATATTGTGATTCTATTTTTGATGTAGCAGTTATTGATTTATAGTAAGATAATGAAAATAATCCTCTATCTAAAGAATGTTTATTAATCATTATACTATCTTCTTGATTAAAACCAGTATAACTCATAATTGCAACAATGACATTAAATCCATTTGGTAAATTATTATTTAATGTATAATCTGATATTCTNGTAGTAATAATNGGTTTCTGTGAATAATGTAAAACATAAGACATTGTATCGAATCTTTTATTAAAACTNGTTGCATATACACCAATTGCTTGTTTACTTTGTGCAGCATGNAAAACATTTCTTGCAGATTGATTATGATTTGACAATGGAATATTTGAACTAATTGCACTTAACATTGTAGATGGATGTATTTCAATATGTGTATGAAAATCGGTAATATCAGTATAATTCATAGCAATATATAGAGTATCTTGTTCGTCAATATCAACATATTCTATAACTGCTGCATTATTTTCTAATAAATCTAATATTTCATTATCACTTTTATTAGCACATTGAGATAATGTTTTAGGTGATGTATAAAAACTTTTATAATAATAATTGTCATTTTTATCAACTTCAACTAATGTATTAACAGTTCCTGTTAACATATCAAACCAATTATTAAATTTATTAATTTTGGAGATATTTGAAGCAATTATTAGAGGTCTACAACATCTTCCAGAATCACTTAAAATATTTACAATATTATTTTTGATATCCCATGAAATTGATATTAAAATATTTATTAAATTATTTCGTCTATATGCTTTTAATGTTCTAACAAGTAAATTAGGTTCATATGTTATCGCATAATAAGAACCATTTAAGAATATTTTTGTAATATTTCTATTTAATACTTTATTAAAATGTTCAATCAAAATTACAAATTTTAAATCTTTAAAACAATCTTTAATATAATTAATATCACTATATGGAGTTACTTTTGCAAGAAGTGCCATATTTTTTAAATATCCTACAGAACCACCATCTGGTGTTGCAAAAGGACACATTATACCATATTGTTGTGAATGTAGTCTGTGTGGACTAGTTAATTTAATGTCTCTATCAAGAGGAATATTTATATTTCTCAAATGNGATAAAAATCCTATATAAGATATTCTAGATAAATCTTGTACCATACCTAATTCTGGNTCATCGTTATCTTCAAGTCCCCACATACCTTTTAGTGATCTTGAAAAACTTTTTGTAATAATTAGAGATGGAATTATTTTATAAATATTATTTTCATTTATAAAATAATCGTAATTATTATAACTTTTCCATGCACCATAATTATATGTTTTATCTAAATTATCTCTAATAAATTTACTTAATTTTGTATAAGATTCATAAAATAATTGTGATAATAAATAACCACTAATATCAACTCTTTTATAAGTATAACTATCTCTATCACTTACAACAGAAATATTCAAACAACTATTTATAAATTGTTTTAATAAATATCCTAAATANTTACCTTTATTTTCAAATAATGGAATATTTGGAAATAAGTCNGTGACTAATGCACTCTTAATATGTTCTGTAGTTTTATACATTGAAATTGGTCTCATATATTCGAATGCATCTTCTTGTGTATATTTATGTGCTGTTGTTATAGTAGGTCTTATAAAATTATAAAAATGCTTCATTTCATTATCATTTAAATCATTGCCAAAAATTAATTCACATATATCTTTATCTGATTCAATTCCTAATGCTCTAAATAATATGAATACCGGTATTTTATTTCCATTAATTGCTTTAAAAGAACATAATATTGCTCCCTTTTTTTCTATATAATTTTCATTTACCTCTCTCTCTTCAATATTAATTGTATTTTTAACTAAATAAAATTCAACTGTTTTTGGCGCTAATGCGCTCTCTCCAACATCACTTGTACATTTTATACTTGCTTTATATGAAAAATTATCATCATCATTTAATTTTGATATAAACAATTTATTACTTGTTATTCTTTCTTGTGCAATTATAACTTTTTCTTTACCATCGATTATGAAATATCCACCCATATCATATACACATTCATCTAATGTTTTTAATATTTCTGTTCCTTGTCCGTTTAATATACAGGCATCACTATGTAACATGATAGGTATAGAACCTATAGCAATATTTTTGAATGTATTTTCATAATTATATTTATCATTATCTGTTATTTTTACAAGTACATTTGCATATATATGAGTTTC